TTTGATAGCTTCATTTACCATTCTCATTCCACCCATACCTGTTTGTACAACTAGTGAACGCTTAGGATCTGGACCTTGGAATTCAACTTTACCATTGAAGAAGTTGTAGATTTCTCCACGGAATAAATCCAATGTAAAGTTATTTTTGTTGTATACTCTTTTGAAAGAGTTATCCAACTGTTTCCAAAGACCCACAGATAATCTTAGATCATCTGGACCATCTTGACGTACTCTACCTCCTTGTCCCCACATTAAGTAAGTCTCAATGTCAGATGCAATTTTAGAAAGGTGAGCAGCTTCCATAGTTGTTAAGAAAGTTCTAGATAAGTCTCCGTTGTCAAATGCACGTTTAACTTTATCTTTTCCTAATGTCTTAACCATGTCATCTAAAGATGTGATAGATGGATCAATGTTCTTGTCAAATGTTCTCCAGATTTCAGTTACAGGAACTGTACCATCTGCATTCATTCCACCTTTGATCATCAAGTCAGCACGGCTAGAGATTGAATAATGTACGTGAGCTTCAGCACCACCAACAAAGTTATAGAATTCACGGAATCCTGTTCTTGTTGTGATGTCAGAGAATCTCTCACCATATTCTCCACGGGCAGAACCCTTACGGAAAACTTTAGTACCATTAGCCAAGTACTTGTTATCTAAATATTTGAAGTTGTCATTGTTTACTAACTGTACAGTATAGATATATCCATCTCCTAAAGGAAGGATATCTTCTGCAGTTATGTACATCTCAACACCATTGTATTTGTCATAAGTGATAATATCACCATGTCCAAATTCTCTGCGGTTAAGTTTGATACGGAAGGTTGTTCCTTCAATACCTTTAAAGTTGTTGTCTGGTTCAATATCCTCAATGATGTAAGGTAGATCTACAGACACAGGAGTCTGCCATCTATACTCACCACGAGCATTATCAACCATAATTACATTTTTACCACCAAAGCTAGACATTTGGTAAAGAGGCATTTCCACCTTCTGAGCCATAGCCCATAGGTCTACTGGACCTAAGTCCATTGGTTCTGCATCCTTCAACATGTTAACCAAGTGGTAAGAGTCTACATGTGACGTAGCTTGGTACGCGGTATCCCGTAGAAATATACCATTGTTTAAAACTGGAGTTGCCATTTTTATTTGTTTTTAATTGTTACTATTTAATTAAAATCTCTTGAACAAGTTATTTGGTCTTGAGATTGTTCTTTGCTGTGTTTGTTTTGCAGAAGGTCTTCTTCTTTGATCATCTTCATCTCCTGGGGAAGATGATGTAAGTTTTCTAGACTCTTCTGTTTTTAATTGCCTTACAGTTTTTTCTACTGCTTGTTTGCTTCCTTGCTCTTTTACTTTAGCTTTATATCCATTTGGATCTGCAAGTAACCAAAGTGCTTCAGCAATTAGGTCATGTCTTGGTTCTACAAATTGATACTTTTCTAATAAGTGTCCAAGTAAGTTTGTTTGTTTACCAGATATTGAAGAATAACTTGGTTGAACTAGTCCAGAGTAAAGTAAACTTTGAATCTTTCTATCAAGTTTTACTCCACCAATTTCTCCTTTTGCAAGTGTACTATATACATTTTCTGTATATGCTTTTGCTGCCTGCTCTTGCTGTGCTTTCTTTTCTTCTTGCTGAGCTAATTGTCTTGCAACAATTTCCTCTTGCATTCTATCTAGTTTAGGCTTAAATTGATTTGCTTTTTGTCCTAATTTATCTAAGTCAGCCCAATCTTGAATTTCTGCTTCTATTTCTTCTGCAGTTCCAAAGTTAGTAGCATACAGATATTGTCTTGCAATTTCAGCTTGATCTGCTTCATTATCAGGATCTAACTCAAACATTTCTTCTACTTGAGCAAGTGTTCTGAATAAACCTTTAAGATCTTGTCCACCATCAGCTACATATTTAGCTGCAATTTGAAGTTCTTCTGGAAGTGATTGAAAGAATTCTTTTGGTGTATTCTCTCTTACCTTAGCTTCTCTTTCATTAAAGTTAGCTTCAAACAACTCTCTGAAGTCTTTAGTAGTATACTCTTCTAGAGGTTTATCATCATCAAATGGCATTAACTCACCATCTTCAATCATTTTTTGAGCTAGCTCATAAAGACCTGATTTATCTACTTTGGGTCTTCCTTTATTACCAGCTTCTTCTTCTTGGGTGATTAGTCCATCAAGCTCTGCAATAGTTTCTTCAACTTCTGCTTTCTTTTCAGCTGCTTCCTGTTTTTCAGTAGGAGTAGCAGTTGTGTTGTCAAGGAACGTAGTATCTATATTTTCTTTAGAGAACATAGACTTTGGTTTATCTTCTTCTTTACCATCTGATGGAAGCATTACACTTTCAGCACCAGGTATTCCAAAGATTTCATCAATATTTACATCTACTTGTTCTACCGTTGTAGAATCTTTTACCTCATCATTGAGGTTTTGTGCGTCATTGGTCATTGTTGTTGGTTTTATGTTATACTTTAATATACAAAATAAACTTGATAAATTTAAAAGATTAGAAATAAAAATTTTGCATTATATAGCTAAAGGTTATTTCTTTTCCTTAGAACTTTTCTGATCAAATCTATTTTTATTAGTTTGTGCAACTTGTAATTGCTTATCAGCTATTTCTTTTTGCACTTGTAATTTCTCTCTTTCTATATTATTTTTATCTCTGTCAATCATCATTCTATTAGATTCTTTCTGAGATTGTAAGTTTACTTGTGCATCATATTGGTCTGATTTTCTGATCTCATTCATTTGATCTGCAAAGTCTGATTGCTGATTTTGATTAACATCAGCCATAGATCCATAACCAGCAGCTCTAATTTCAGCAACTAGAATATCTCTTTGTCTATCCTTTTCTTTCTCAGCAGCAACAGCATCAAGTTTCATTTTTTCAATTTCTTGTTGTTTTTGAAGTTGTTCTTGTTGCATTTGTTGTTGACTTTGTAATTCAGCTTCCTTAGCTTGTTTTTGTTTAGCTTCAGAATCTTTAAGAACAGTATTAAGTTGAGCAATTGAATCAGACTGCACAATTTTACCAAGGTCATAGATAGAAGCCCCAGTAGTATTATTCTGCATAGCCATTTGTTTTAGCTGTTCTAGTATAGCTCTGTGATTTGCATTAGTACTAACAAATATGTTAAGATCTCTCATTAGTAAATCAGTTCCATTTATTTGGAAATTAACTTTTTCATCTGCAGATGTAATGTAAGTTAGTCTGCTTGATGGTTTTGTTGAGTGATAATATTGTGCTAGGTCAGTACGCATCTGATGCACTCTTGGCATTAAATAATCACAGTGATTAATAAAATATACTTCTGTTTGTGCATAAGAAGAAGCAACAGCTTGTTCTACTCCGGTAGCAGTTTGTTGAGATAACTGTTGTCCCATCCTTTGTGGATTAACACCAATTACTTCGTATGCTTGTTGTTTAAAGTGATTAGCTAACTGTATCCTTGTCATCAACCTTTCTGTTTGAGAAAGATCTAACTTTTGGAAATGCTGGAAGTTTAATGCATTCTCTGTATTTGTAATAGATGTATCTAGAGGAAGCATCTGAAAATTCTTCATAGCAACATATGCTTTGGCAAGATTTCCTTTACCCCAGTCTTCTCCTAAAGAGTGTCTAGGTAAGGTATTCTGATCAAGCATAATAATAGTTCCTAACTCATCTACTAGTATATCAGCTATTTGATTATTGACAATGTTATATCCAATCTGGTATGGCTTCATTAAGTCAATAAGTGCTGTAGACTTTGTATTTCTATCTGAGAAGACGGCTCCTTCTACAGGAAGCTTGCATCCATAGAGTGTATTATCACCTTTAAACTGAAACTTTATAGGTCCAATTTTATTTCTATTAACACCCAGATAGATTGGGGCAAATCCACCAGGGTTATTCATACCCCAGAAAGATGGGATATTAGGTCCTATTTTTACACCACCCCATACTTCATTAATCCATATCCAATCTATATGTTCTCCAAATACAAGATTGTCTTTACTTTTGTTTTTAATCAATCTAGTATCATAGATTGGTTTATCAGTTATTTTATAGTCTTCAGTTATGATCTCATTAAATACTTCACCGGATTCAGAAATTTTGGTCAAGTGTCCAACCTTTCTTTGTGATTTCCAATATACTGTAGATACTCTCAATAAGTATGCAGTACCTTGATCATAGTAGTCTTCTCCTTCAGAAAGTATTTGAGTAATAACATCTCCACCTTCAAGTACATTACCTGTCATAGCAGTTGTGTACTGTCTATATCCTAATGAAGGCATGTTAGTATTCCATTCATGTGTTTTTGTTCCATCATAGAATGAACCATCATTTTGCATACCCCCAATGTTATATCCAGCAGATCTGATTGGATATACAGCTTCCAATGCCGCCAGTTGTTCTTCAGACATTATATAACCGTATCTATCAATAACATCTGATGGAGTCATCATATCAGTTTTTCCTACCCAGTTAGCCTGTGATATGTATCGCGCATCTGGAGACTTATGATAGAATGTAATTGCAGGATTCCATAACTCTACTTCATAATCATCTTCCATCATACGGAAATGCCAGAACTCACGGTCTGTAATTAACATGTCTCTGAAACCTCTTTCCTCAAGTTCATCCATGTTAAATCTTTCTACATCTACTTTATGTTGATGCGTAGCCCACTCTTCAACCATAGATTTGTAATCTTTGCGGAAGAACATTTCAATTTCTGGAAGAGATTTAAGTTTTTCTGGAGCCATTTCTTGTTGAAATTCTTCAGACTCTGGATCCATACCTTGTTCTATAAGAGCAGCTTGTATTTTCATTTGAGCATCTGATAGTAATGTTTCTTCTACCATTTTTCTTTTCTGCTCTAACATTTCATTATAGGACAACTCATCCATTGCCCGGTATGTTACTTTACTTGATCTTTTAGCAAATTCAGCTACCAGAACATTAATAACATTTGGAATAATTGGATAAAATTTCAATTCAAGTGCAGATGCATCTTCTTTAGTTAGAATCTCTACAATATCTCTATAGTCATTGTCCTCTTCAATTATATAATCAGACTTATCAATAATACCTTTTGCTAGTTTATAATTCTTCATTAATCTTCTAGCATTTCTACGGATTTGTTTTAGACCTTGCCACTCATGCCAGTCTAGATTCCAAGCTGCCCATTCTTCATCTTTTTCCTTTCTGGGTAAAAATTGTAATGGTTGGGTTATAGTACCCATTCTATTACTTTGAGTCTTTGCTCCGGCTTTGGCTTGTAATGCGTTTATTATTTGCATAATACTTTACTTTATATTTTTAAATGGGGATCTTTTAAAACTCTGCCCATTAGATAATTGTCCAGATCCCATATGGCGGAATGGACTCTTATTTAATTTAAACAAATTTTCTGACTTTTGCAAGTTTTTAGCTACATCATCCATGATTGTTATTTTTGGATAACCTTTATTTGATTCTTGAATTCTCATGAATGCAACCAGAGCAGCAAAAGAAACTAGTCTATCTACATTGACTCCATCTGCATATTCTCTCATTTCTTTAATTAACATGGGATCAGGAAGTCTTTCTATACCATATTTTGTTCTTACTATTGTTCCATCTGGTTTTGTTTCCACATCTATTTCTTCCTTACAATATTCTATGGCATAACTAAGAAGATGTGCCTTGAAAAGAGTACCTGTATTTTTCCAACCATACTCCTGAAATACATTGGCATTAGAACCAAGGTCTTTCAGAAACATGATCTGACCTTTAGGTACTAGGTATTTTTGTTTTTTTCTGGATATCATATATTGAATAAACAATGAAATATTATTTTCTATCAGTGTCCATGCATTATACCATTCTATAATTAGTTCTAGTCTTTGATGAGTTTTATTAATATCATCAAATCTGCCGCACCATGCAGCTACAATCTTGCCTTGTTCTATATAAGTTTCTGTTTCAATACCAGTAACTTTGGTTACTTGAATTGGAGCTTTCATTACATATATAGAACACAGTGATTCTGAAGTAGTTGTTTTTCCTTCAGATACAGGGTCAATAGAAGCATAATATGTTTTAGCAAACTCTGCATCTTTAATGGGTCTTTCCCACACAACTAATACCCCTGTTTTATCTTCAGTTTTTTTAGATATGGGGAACTCAGATATGGGTCTCTTATTTGTAGGCATAACAATTGGTTTGCCATTCTCATCTGTACTTATATCTAGAAACTCATAACCATATGTTTTTTCCTCTATTCTTCTTTCTTGCGCTGCAAGTAGATGTGTTGGGAATACAGATACAGTTCTGTGATCAAATGCTTCTTTTATATTCCTTGGATGCTGAGATATCCTAAGTTGATAGTCTTCTGGACTTAGTTCTTTTTTCCATTTTGCAAATTGCTCATCTAATGCTTTTAATGCATCTTCTACAAGTGAATTACCATAAGCGTCTATATGTGGAGGCATAGACCACTGTTCAGGAATAAATAAACCTGAGAGACCTGCAGTACCTTTATCATCTATAAGATCTGTTTCCACAGCATAAATATCTTTAGATGTTGGATTTAGAATCATGTCTCTTAATGGATTACATTGAGATAAATCACCCACAGATCCTGCAGCTATAAACATACCTGTAGTAATAAGTCCGGATCTCATGGCCGGGCGCATGTACTCATATGTTTGATCCATCTTGGGAGCAATCCCAGCCTCTTCATGAAAGAAGTACTTAACGGGACCCCCTACACCATTTGTTGGATCTTTCTCAAATGACATACCTTGTATGGTACCTTTAAGACCCACTTCTGTGTTTCTGTCTCCTCTTCTTACTTGAATCTTTTGTTGCCACATCATTACTTTGTCCGGTGACATCGGTCTATACCATGCAGTATGCTCATTTAAGAATGCTGCATATTCTTGTAAGAATTTCCAAGATCCTTTCTCATTAATATAATCTTTAAGACTAGCACCCATCTTAAGAGTAACCCCGGCCTCAAACCATTGTTGGTTTATAAACTTACCCATATGGTAATAAGAAGAAGCTATCTGTCTTTTCTTAAGTATTGCTGCATGTTTGTAATTAAGTTCTGCAAGAAGTTCATAAAGTGCCATATGATATTGAGCATCTCGGATCTTAGCAAAACCAAACTGTTGGATTTCTTTATCAAAGATTGGTAGGAAATTTAACCACATGTAATATTCTCTTGCAAGAAACCATGTATTATTACCATCTTTTACTATAATACCTTTGCGGCATTTAACTTTTTGATCATCCCAATAATTTATAAAGTCTTTGGATTTAAAGGGAGCTGTAGTATATACTCCATCTTTTTTGAATTTGACTGACTCAGATATGAAAACTTTATTGGTAGTTTCGTTGAAGTTGTACTTACCTGGTTCTTTAAATAGACCAAAGATAAAGTTACTGAACTCTTCTCTGGAGTCAAAACTTGTTGTTGTCCAGTTTCCATTGTCATAGGTTGGTATGTCTTGATAAATTTCA